CGCGTCAATACCGAAACTCGCCAACCGTTGCCATCATCACAAGTGATGCAACGCTCGGCGCAATTCGCAAGCTCGCAAGTCCCGGAAGCAATACGTTCCTCTCCTACTTGTGGCAGCCGTCGTTCGTGCTCGGCGAGCCTGATCGTCTCGCGGGTATCCCGATCTACGCAACTCAGTACGCGCCCGCCATTGCGGTAAGTGCACGCGTCGCCGTGATCGGTGACTTCTCGCGCTACCACATCGGCACGCGTTCGGGTATGAGTGTCAAGGTGTTGCGCGAGCTCTACGCCGGCAACGGACAAATCGGCTTCCAGGCAGTCAGTCGCCTCGACGCCGGCGCGTCTGTGTACGACGCGTTCCGATACTTGCGCATGGGTACGTCGGGTTAAGTCACTGCATCATCTTCTCGCCAAGAGGGGCGAGGTCCGCCCGGGCCTCGCCCCTCTTGCATAAGGACAACCGCATGAAAGTTCGAATCATTCAAGGGCTCGCCGGAGCCGTCAACAGTTACAACGCCGGAGACGTCGTCGACTTCCCCGATGACATCGCCCAGCGTTTGATTGATGCAGAGATCGCCATCGCCGAAGTCGAAGAAGGCAAGCGTGAGCGCACCACCAAGACAGTCACCTCACGCGCCGTGAAGGAATAAACATGCTTCTGATAGACGGAGCCAGTTACCTGTCGAATGCGCAGATCAGTGCGCCAGCAGCGGAGCCCGTCACCGTTGCCGAGGCGAAGCTGCACTCCCGTATTGACGGGAATACAGATGATGCTGTCATCACTTCGCAACTACTGGCGGCACGTGAATATATCGAGGCTCTCATCAAGGGACCGCTGATGCAGCGCTCCTATCGGCTGCGCCTCGATCGCTTCCCATCAGGAAACACGTTGATGGTTCCCGGATTTCCAGTGGTAAGCGTTACCGCCATTCGATACATCGACGGAGCCGGAACGCAGCAGACAATGAGCAACGCGCTCTACGCGCTGAACGCCGATCAAAGTCCCTGCCGTATCGCTCTCAACCGATCTGCAAATGCATGGCCAACCGTCTACAACATGGAAGGCGTTTGGTCGGTTGAAGTCGAATACATCGCGGGCTATGCCAATGCCGCCGCCGTTCCGCAAGCATTGAAGCAAGCAATGCTCTTGGTGTTTGGTCATTGGTTTGACAACGCAAGAGAGACCGCAAGCCCTGAGAATCTGCGTGAAGTTCCGCACGCTGTCGATACCCTCTGCAAGACATTCGTCAGGACAAGGTGGGTCGTATGATTCCTCGCAGTCTGCAAGCCGCTCGGCTCCAATTCATCGCAACTGTGAAGCGACCCGCAGCCGGTCAAGATGCAACCGGGCAGCCGCTTGTGACATTCACCGGAACCGATACCGTTCGCTGCGACATTCAAACATTGCAAGGCAATGAGGGACCATTTGCCGGAGGTCAGCAGTCAGTCGTGAGCCACAAGATCTTTGTCCGTGCCGGTTCAACAATCGACACCTCCTGCCGCTTGGCAGTTAACACCAAAGACTCCTCGCGAGTGTTCGACGTTGTCTCTATCACCGACCCCAACAACCTAAACCACTACAACGAAATATTCGCCAAGGAAGTTGTCCTGTGAGCAAGTTCGCTGCTAAGACAGTGGACGCATATCGCAAGGGGCTCAAGCTCGACCTCGGCAGTATTCGCGTGCAGATGAAAGGCGTTGAGGGTGTTGATGAACTCATCTCCGCGCTGAACGCTTTGCCTGGGCGTGCTCAAACCAACCTCTACAGGCGCGCCATTCGACCCGCGCTGACAGCAGTCGCAAAGGAAGCCAAGGCACTCGTCCACAACATCCCAGTGAACTCGGGGCTCGAAACCAGCGAAAGCAAAGGCGACGGCTCAATCCGTGACGACATCGCCCGCGCCATCAAGGTGAAGGTCGGCATTAAGTTGAAGAAGGGCGTGTATGGCAGCGTTGCCGTTCGATACCCCAAGCGAGCCAAGGGACAGAACAAGTTGGGCAACAAGGCCTCGCTCGCTCACATCATCGAGTTCGGCTTCACGCTGAAGGTCGCGTTCTATGGAAGGAAGCGAAAGCAGCCCGTCGAAATTGAAGGCTCTGAGTTCATGACCAGCGCATTCGAACGTATCTCGCCGCGCGCACGTCGCCTATTCCAAAGCGCCATGCAAGAACTCGTCCGCAATCCGGGCGTCGGCAAGAAGGAATTCGCAGCCAAGATGGAGGCCATCGTCTAATGCCCGCAAGCGTCATCGAGTCGGGGATATTCAATCGGCTGAGCACAGTCGCCGAAATCACGGCGCTCGTTCCTGCTGTTCGCATCACTCCGGACCGCCGCAATAAAGACGCCCCGCTCCCAGCCATCACCTACCGAATTGGTGGAGGCATGCCCATCAAGACGCTTCAAGGGGCGCACGCCAGCCTGACCCGTACAGACGTTGATATCACCGCCTACGGCACCACGCGCCTCGCTGTTCGCAACATCATCAACGCCTGTGCCGTTGCTTTCGATGGCTACTCCGGGTTAAATGCCGGAGTGACATTTGCCGGCGTCAACCTCGACTCGTTTGAGACGGCGTACTTCGAACCAGCAGCCGGTGAAAGCCAAGGCGTGTACGCCGCCATGCTCACCATCCGCTGCATGCATGTCACTCTGTAAGGACCACCACCATGGCAGCAAACGTATCGCAGGGCGCCGTTCTCAAGAAGACCGTATCTGGCACATTGACCGACCTCGGTGACATTACCGGGATCAGCATTGCCGGTATCACGCGCACCGAGATCGACGTCACCTCACTAGCTGACACCGCTAAGAAGTATCTAATGGGAACTACTGATGCGGGCACCATTGAAATCCAATTCAACTACGACGACACCCTGACAGTCGGCACGCTTTCAATGGTTCCGGGTGGAGCAAACGGAACAACACTCGAAACCGTTTCTGTGGTCTATCAAATTCGAGTGCCGTGCGGATACAACGCCTCAAATGTAGCGCAGTCGCAGGGCATCAACTTCAGCGCATTCCAGCAATCGTTCAGCGTCGAAGCCGCCGTTGATTCGCAGTTGACCGGAAGCCTCACGCTCCGCATTGACGGGCCAATCGCTTTCGCCAGTTGCATTCCGGGCTAACTTTCAAACCATCAACTAAGGAACTACCAACATGGCAGCAAACGTATCACAGGGCGCAAAACTACAGAAGACCATTTCATCTGTACTGACTGATATTGGTGACATTACAGGAATCAGTATCAGCGGAATCACGCGCACCGAAATCGACGTCACCTCACTGGCTGACACTGCAAAGAAGTATCTGATGGGTACAACTGATGCAGGAACCATCGAGGTCCAATTCAACTACGACGACACCTTGACAGTCGGCACCAGCTTGATGGTCCCGGGTGGTGCAAACGGTACAACGTTAGAAACTACTTCCCTTGCCTACAAGATCATTGTCCCGTGCGGCTACACCGTTGGAAATGTCGCAATGTTTCAAGGCATCACGTTCAATGCATTCATGCAATCCTTCAGCGTCGAGGCAGCCGTCGATTCGCAGCTGACCGGCTCGCTGACGCTCCGCATTGATGGAGCCATCGCTTTCGCCGCTTGCGCATAAACCACCAACCAAGGAACTACCAACATGGCAGCAAACGTATCACAAGGCTCTATCCTCAAAAAGGGTGCGACCACCATTGCCGACATCACCGGAATCAGTATCTCCGGTATCACGCGTGCAGAGATGGACACAACCTCCCTCGCCGACACCGCCAAGAAATTCCTAATGGGAACTACTGACGCGGGCACCATCGAAATCCAATTCAACTACGACGATGGCCTGAGTGCGTACATCCCAATCACAACCGAAAACGTCTCAGCGGCTTGGTCGATCACCGTGCCGTGCGGTGCAACTACTACGCAAGTGATTGGATTCAACTCGTACCAGCAATCGTTCAGCGTAGAAGCCGCTGTCGATTCGCAACTGACTGGGAGCCTCACGCTCCGTATCGACGGGGCGGTCACGTTCAACGCCTGTTCGTAGTTGCAAGTGGCGCCGAAATGGTTAGCATAGAGGGATGAGCAAGACATCCACTAGCCACGCAACGAAAGAGTCCATCCTCGCCCTCGCGGGCAGCACGCAGATCGAACGGATTGAGGTCGCTGAACTCAGCAGCCCGATCTACATCCGCGGCCTGTCCGCGAGGGAGCGAGACTCCTTTGAGGCTTCATGCATGCCGGGCAAGGGCAAGGCGCGCGCTCTCAACA